GTGTATGTTTCATTGTTATATTGAGCAACAGTTTGTTGATACAATGTAGCAGGAGCAATATTATTAATGATAGCCTGTGCTAAGGTATTGATGTAACCAATAGATTTGGCAGTGGCAGTTTGTTCAAATGCGGCAACTTGTAATGTGTTGTTTATTCTGTAACGATTACCAGCATAAACACTTTGTTGGTTGCCACCATAAATGATGTCATATACTAAACTCCATACGATATATTTTACATCTCGTTGGCAAGTATTTTTATTATAACTTAGGCTAGGGTAATTAGCAGTTATGTAAGCAATAATTTCTGCTTGAATAAACTTAATGTTGGCTAACAATAAATTCGTAGCACTTATTTGGCCAGTAGTCGTAGCCGATAGTGTTGGGAAAGAAGGTGTTGGTACTGTACCAGTACTGACAATACTGCTGATAATAGCCGCATTTGCGATCAACGAATTAGTAGCAGTAAGATTTCCTGATACACCAGTTACATCTAGCATACTGTTAATCAAATTATTCTTACTAATTGTACCTACAGACAAGTTGGTATAGGTATTTCTGTAAGTACTAGCAAAACTTACGCTAGAAGTAGTACAACCTGTAACAGTATAAGAGCCGTTATAACCGGCAGGTGTAATGTTGTTTACAATAACCTGACTTCCAATCTTGTATGGCGCGGCACTTAATGTCTCAAAGTAAACAGTAACAGTACTGCCGTTACCGCTAGCACCAGTAACTGTAATAGTACTAGTGTCTAACAAACCAACAAACTCAGTAGTAGTAATGCCTGTGCTGGCACTAGCAAACGCCAAAGCCGCTTGTATACTTTGATAGTTGCTACCATAGATTAAATCGTAAGACAACGCATCGATAACTGTGCCAACATAAGTTTGTAGGTTCGATGTACTGTATGAGTAATTTAAAATTTGTGTCTTAAGATATTTTATAGCATCAGTTAACTGTGTTAGCTGATTAGAAATGATAGAAGAATTAGCACTATTAAAGAACTTAGTAGCTTCTGTAGTGATATTATAAGTTGAAATGCTAGTACCATCAGCCGAGCTTTCAACTAGGTCATATGCTACTGCGGTAATAATATTTGAAAGGAATGAGTTCCAATAAGTTTGGTCAATTGTAAATGCGTTAACATATTTTTTATTCAAATAAGCAATAGTTTCGTATTGAATAAATTGTTTGTTGCTGGTCAGCAAGCTGGCCGCGTTTTCGAAACCAGCAACGCCATAGTTACCGCCACTACGTGTTACACTTTGTACAGTAGATTTAAATTGTGTTGGGCCTGTTGTGTAAACAATAGTTTGTCTGTAAGGACCAGGCTCAGTTGTTGATAATTTAATTAAGTTTTCAGCGGCAAGACATGCGGCACCTACAGTTTTGTAAGCATATTGCCAAGCACGGCCTTCTCGTCCAACTGGACTCTTTGTTTGTAAATCGTCACCCTTGGTAGCTGAAACGTACAAGTTTGTACCGCTATAATATGTGTTGTTGTCAACATAAAATTTAGTAGCAGATTGTAAGTCATCGGTTCCGTTTGGAGTACCAAATCCTGACATTGAACCTGGATGGTCACTAAGATTCAATACACCAGTCATGCTATCGCCGCCGCGGTATACAACATCTTTACGTTGCATAGCTTCAGTGCTTAGATAGTTACTAGTTAATGTAGGATCGTATCCTGTAACTCCAATTTGAGCAGTTGTGGGTTGTGCTCTTGGCTTCAACGGATTGATAACTGTACCGTTTGTAATAGCAACATAGTGCGAATCAGCGTAGCCTTTTGTAACAGCCAACTGATCTAGCGTGGTAGTACTTCCAGGATAAATTGTGTTGAAAGCATCTACTAATGCTTGGCTTGGATCAGACAATCTACCAATAGTAAAACCATTAGAGTTAAGAGGAGCACCTAAACTAGGTAATGAATCGCCAATAAGTCCGGCTGCTGCACTGCTAATAACCAACTGATCGTTGTTGGTAACATCGATAGTGATACCGCCTTGTCCAACAATATTTCTAGCAGTTAGTACACCACCAGTTGTTGCCGCCATGATCACTTGGTTTGCGGAATAAGATGTCGGAGCGTCTGCTAATTGAGTAAATGGAATGGTTCCGCCACCGCCGAAAATAGCATAAATTTCTGTAAAGTTTTGGTTTACTTTATTAAAACTTGTGCGAATACTATCACCGGTGCCGTCGTTACCTTGTACGCCAATATCAATAATTTGTTGTGTCATCTCTTATACTCCGAAACTGCTTCCGCAGCCGCATGTTGTTGTTGCATTTGGGTTCTTAATAGTAAAACTACTGCCCATCAATTCTTCTTTATAATCTATCGTAGCACCTTGTAGATACTGCATGCTCATGCTGTCTACAAGTACTTTAAAATCGTCTATTGAAACTTCGAAATCATCTTCGTTCATGACTTCATCTAGTGTAAACCCATAGCTGAATCCACTACATCCGCCGCCTTGGACGAATGTACGTAACGAAATTTGGGGATTATTTTCTTCAAGAAGGATGTCTTTGATCTTTTCTTTTGCTGATTCTGTAATTGTAATCACACTTTGGGCCCTCGATATGATATTTATCAATACCATTTTATAACCTTAATGTAAATACAAGTATGTATATAGGAACAGAATTTAGACAAACCCAGTATATGCGTACCAGCAAACGGGGAAAACACCATACCTACAGTCGTAACAAGACAGTGGTTGTGTTTCGTTGTGATTGTTGTCAGGGTGTGTTTACCCGTGACAAGGGAGATATGGATCCCAAACGTCTAAACAACAACTACTACCATGTATGTGGCAGTTGTGACGCTAAGAAATTTGCTCAGGAAAAAGGCGTAGAAAGCCGCCGTGTATGGGATATGCCCGTAAGTAGTCTTAAGACCTTAGGCCAATTCGGGAACTAATGATATTCCAGTTGATGATCTTCCATTGATTAGCAAGATATCCTTTCTTATCAGCTTGGTAGTCCAGTGCCCAAGCGTGTTCCCACCAGTCAATTAAGAGTACAATATCCAGTTTTATCTGATGATTTTTAATAGTTTTGATCGAGCCATCGCTTGCCAAGTATACCCAACCACTACCTTGTACTTTCATAGCTTCTTTTTCAAAGGAATCTTTGAACTTGTCAAAGCTCTTAAAATATTTGTTGATAAAGTTTTCAGCAATGTTTGTAGGTTCGTTTGATGCCTGCGGTGCTTGGTATTGTGTAAACAATAAATGGTGTAAAAACGCACCCGCTTCATTAAAGTCGGCATCGCCCTCTCCGTTATTAAAACGGTCAACATAGCCCTTGTACAGTTTACCATAATGGTAACGCATGGTGTCTTCGGATATAGCCGGTTCCAGCTCGTCCTTTTTATAAGGCAGAATTGCTTGGGTTAATGTTGTTGGCGTTTTACCTTCGTTCAGGGTAATATGCTTGATAAAGTTATACATAATGATATTTATCGTATAAATATCTTGGAGGATAATATACCATGTTAAAATTTATCAAAAGTTTTTTTAAGAAACCAGAGCCAGTAGCGGCAGAACCAGCGCCATATAAAGTGGAAGTTGCTCCTGTAGCAGAACCAACACCAGTTGCTGTTCAAGCTTCAGAAGCTATGGTTGAGTCAATTGCGCCAGCTGAAAAGCCAGCCAAGAAAAAGCCAGCAGCCAAAAAGGCGCCGGCCGCTAAAAAGCCACGTGCTCCTAAAAAGCCTAAAGCAGTTTAAGTTCTTTAGCTTGCTCGTATAGAGCAAAACTAGCTAAGTTCTTACCCTTGGATTCACACATAATATCGTGTGTATTCAAAAAGCTCAAAGCCCACTCGCTAACTTTTGTATTCCAATAAAAGTCAGAGTGTGCTCTGAGCTTTTGCTTTTTGTAACCAGTTAGAAGAAGGTGTTCATGGTTTGGTAAAACCAGTGGATCATGTCCAACAAGGTAGTCTTCTCTACTGATGGAGTAATGCATAGTAGGACGAACACCGCGCCAGCTGTCAACAACCCGTGTAACTCGGGCATCGCTAGGATCCAAGTAATTCCCTTCTCTGATCCAAAAATGATGGACGTCAAGAACAATAGGTATAATATCGCTAATAGTGAGACAATCATCTAATCCCCATGAGTTTTCTTCGTTTTCAATTGTAATACAGTTGCGGGCTTCGGGTGTGAGTTTGTTGTAGGCACGTCTGATACCTTC